ATCTTCGCTAGCGGTACGAATTTTCTCAGGTCAGCCATTACTGCAGGGTCACCGTGCCGTTCGCCTTCGCGCCCGCCAGCGTCGCGGCGGGGCTGGTGTACCACGCGCCGTTGTAGGCGAACAGATCAATCCCAATTCCGGCAATCGACGTTGAGGATCCGAAGCTGATGATGTGGTACGCCCCGTTGATCGCGTTGGTCCCGAGCGTCACCGTGTAGAGCGCAGCATCGGCCGCGATCATGCGCATCGACATTCCATCATTGCCGCCAGCGCTCTGCGCGCCTGCGACTGGATTGGCCAGCGTCATCGCGACAGCCGACGTCCCGCCGGCGGCGAGGATCGCTTTGCCGCCCGGTGCAATTGCTCCTGCGGCGGTATAGGTGGCGATGGCCAGAGAGTTGGCTTCGTCCAGCGCGACTGCAACCTGCAGTTCGGTGACGCGATCGTTCAACTGCGCCGGATTGGTGGTAACAAAGTTGACTGTCTGCGCCATTCGCGCCTCCTGATTTTCGAAACTACAGTATCACACCGGCTTCTTTTGCAAGGGGCCGAATCGAGACGGGATCAGCCTCGACCGGTTTATCTGCTCGGCTCGCATCTCGCGGCGGCCGGTTCGGGGAAGCATCTGTCGACGAATCTCTTTTCGCGCCTGCGCCTGAAATTCCGGCGTTGTTACCCGCTCGATGAACTCCTGCGGCATCCCTTCCAGTTGCTCGGGATCGACCGTCCCGTCGAGGTTGAACGTGATGGTCTTCATCGTTTGCCCTGCGGATAGTCCTTGCGCAGCGCCTCACGCGGAGCCTGCGGATCCTTGCGCCGAAACGTGAGCAGGATAAAGTTCTTCGCCCCAAACCCATCGCCGAGCCGCCCGGTCGTCATGTGCATAAACTCGTAGCCGTTGCGCTCGTACTGATTGAGCTTGTCCTGCGCCTGTTCCGCGGAAATACACTCCTCGACTACGTAGCGTGGATCGCTCATTTCGCCAGCTTCCTGTTCATGCGCAGGATCAGCACCACGCGGTCACGCTCATAACTGCACGAGGAAAGTAACTCATATCCCTTGCGCTTGTACTCTTCAAGCATCCGCGCGATATCGGCCGGATAGCATGTTACGGACTCAAACTCATTCATTCGGTGTACTCCGTGACTTCCAGCCAGCACAAACACCCCGGATGAGCATCCGGCGGCGCGACAACTCCCATCGCGAACTCATGCCCGACTTTTACCGGCCCCTTTGCCTCATAGAGATCGCACTCGTCGCAGCATATGTGCAGCGGGCTCGTTCTCCATTGCACCTTTGCCACCTTGCGCGATTCCCTCCACGCAGCGTAATGCCCCATGGCCTGCGCGCGCTCCGTCTCCTGCTGCGCGATCAGGTCGGCGTGGTCCTGCGAGAACAGCGTCGAGCCCTGAATTACCGCGTCCAGCTGCGCTGGCGTCCAGCCTTCCCTGAGCGCCTGCTGAATCGTCTTCAAAACATCCTGCCGCGCCGTCACACTGATGGCCCAGTGCGGCTTTGCCGCTTCCTCCAGGGTTCCATCGACGCGGTCAAACCCGGCAACTTGTGCCGAGCGCTCTGCGGCGTATTGCTCAGCGGCGGCATTGGCGCCGGCCAGCGTGTCAGGCAAGTGCGCCCCCTGGGCAGCGATCTGATACGCTCCGGCGTTCGCTCCCTCCCTTCCCGCGGCTTCCAGTAAGGGGCGCATCTCCTCAACAAACGTTTCGTAATCCCAAACCTTGATGGCCGCCAATATCGCCAGCGCGCGATCGGTATCTGTCTCAAGATCGCCCTTGGCGATCTTGCCGAACTCCGCAGCTGCGACCCTGCCAACCCGCGCCGCCTGCTGTTTCAGAAGCCGGCCTGTGCGATGCGCCATCTGCTGGCGCCACTTGCTGGAGTTTGGTGTCAGCGTCGGGCGAAGCTTCAATACCAACGCCTTCTCTACTTTGACCGGAGTAGACTTACCCCCTTTGGGGGGCGCCGATGGATCCTGCTGATCTCCCATCATGCTCATCGCCGTCTCGCCCAGCGGCATGAATCCGGAGGGCGTATCGAGGCCCAGCATGTCCGCTTCCGGTTCCGGCCGCGGATCGTCGCCGCGCGCCTCTCTCACTTCGTTCCGGGTGTAGGTTCCGGTCGTGACGTAGATTTGATCGACCTTGGCCTGTGCGAGCGGATCAATTTCACGCGCATCGGAGTACGAGAATTCCACGTCCGGCTTCTTCAGAACATTCTCGATGATGCGGTTCATCTCAACTTCAATATGCTTCAGGTCAGGCTCGAGACCGGTTTCCTGCGCCTGGTCGTTGCCTTCCTTCGCCGTGCTCTGATGACCAACCTGCTTCGTTAGCGCTTGCGGGCTCTCACCAAATGCAAACGCTACGACCCGCGCCAGGTATTCGTCGGTGTTGTCGGTCAGGGCGTCGGTCTTCGGGAAAACGGGACGCGCGGATCCGGTGGCCGGGATCATGGTCATCCGGCGGCGCTTCGCCAGATTGCCAACCAGAAGCGAGTCGAACCAGTTCTGAAAATCCTTGATCTGGTTCGGCGTCCAGTTCTCCGGCATAGGCAGCAAGCCCTCCGGAACATTGCCGGAGCGGTAGAAGTCGAGGAAGAACTGTTGCCGGTTCGCCGCGATCGCAAGCGTCGTGATGATCTGCTCGACCGGGCCGAATCCCCACCGGCTGTCCACGCGCGGATTCTTCGGGCTGTAGATCAGCTGGTCGGTCGTGAGGGAGCGCTTGTCTGAGGACGGCGCGTTCGCTACCAAATTGCCGGTCGGGATGCCAAGAATGATTTGCTGGTACGCCGGCTGTGGCGGCATCGGGATAAACCCATGCTCGTCTAACAGCGGTGTAATGGTGGCGCCGGAAACGACGCGCAACCAGAGCACATCGCCGAGACGATTGAAGACCGGAGAAATCGAAGCGGCGTCAAACACGTACATTTGCTCCAGCCACATCCTAATCCACTTGTCGAACGTGTGGACGCCGTCCGGGCAGCGAAAGAGTTGGGTCAGCAATTGGACGTCGGGCGTAGAAGATTCCCGCTTGATGCGGTCTTTTTCATGCTCACCCGGCTTCGGTTTGACCCGAATCGTCCACGCGCGATTCACAATCTGATTCTTGCGCCGCTCGATCATTAAGCGGCATAAATCAAACGCGTTCGCAACATTGTAAAGCTGCCCGAACTTCACCGGAACATCGCCGCGCGGCGTGAACTGAAGATTGATTCCGGGCGTAAAGTCCCATGTGCGGACGCCGTTGGTCAACTGCCCAACTGGGCGGATCGGCTGCGTTGGCGAGGCCCAGTCTGCCGGGTTGACGCCTTCGATCAGCGTGCCAGCTGGGCGGAAGATTGGCGCTACGGCGTCGCGGAGTGACTTCACAATCTCCAGCGCCATCTATCGAGCCTCTTCTGCCCGCGACCAACTCTCAGCGCGGACAACCGGATTATATCCCCAAAGCGCTGAGCACTCTGGACATTTGCACACGATCTGCTTCTCCATCGCGTTCCACAGCATTTCCACCTTCACGATGTTGCCGCAGGCGACGCAGTGCTGGCGCTTCTTCACGCGGCGGTTACGATAGTCCCATGAAAGCCAGGGAATAACGGCAATTGCCAGCAAAACCAGTACGCGCACCAACTGCGGGAACCGGTAGGCCATGAATCCGCCAACGCCGAACGCGGGGATAAGCCATGCATAGCGCAGCAGATGGATCACCGTAGATCCTCATACGTCCAGGACGTCGGCTCAATCTTGCGCCCGTCTGTCGTGAGCCACTGGCCGTTGATGTCGCAGCGCGCCGGCACTCGCCCGCCAGCAAAGATCACAATGCAGAGCTTTCCCGGCTTCGGCGGCGTTGCGATCGGGTTCCACTTGAGGCGCCCTACCATCGGTTCGCTCCGTGCGGAATGGCTCTACTCCTGCCGTGCTCATCGGCCCAGCCTCGCCCGCGCAGTTTTAGCGTCTCCATGCGCTCCTGTTCTTCCTCTGCATTCACGAATTCCCACACCGTGCCGCAGGAGTTGCATTGCCGATGCGTGGCGTCGGTCTTCACTGCTTCCGCAGCGCAGTTCGGGCAGGAGCGGATATCTTCAGAGACGGTAATCTTCAACATTGCGGGCGCGCCTTGCCACAGCGAAAGCATACATCACCGGCCCAGATTACCGAGCCACATTCGCAGCGGTCGCGGTTCCCGCCCTCGACATTGATCCGCTCCACCAGTCCCGGAACGATGCCCTTCGCCTGGTTGTCGCGCGCCTCGGAACGGACGTAGCCGGCCCAGCCGTCTGAGGCGCCAGCCAGTTCCGTCATCGCCCACACGCAGGCGTCGAGGCGATCAGGGGACTCGTCTTCAATCTTCGGATTCCACTGCACCATCTGGTCTTCAAGCTCAGAGAACATCCCGTGGTGGTGAACGCGGTGCTGCTCATAGAGCGCAGAAACAGGCTCGGCGCGAATCGCCTTGCCGCGGGAGGCTGTGACCTTGCGATAGGCAACGTTGGCGTCCTGGTGACGCAGCAGCGCCTCGATCATGTCGCCGCCGTTATTGGCTTCGCCGACAATTCTGTCGCAGCCAAGGCGATGATAAAGCCGTACTGCTACTTTTGCCGCCTCGTCCGGTGTGTAAATCCCGCTCGCATCCTCCAGCAGATAATAGTGGGACGGGTCGCGCCCATCCTGTCCGGCCGCGATGATTCCCCACTCGTCGGAGTCTTCGTTGCTGGTTGTCGCCGGGTCCATAGCTACCACGATCCTGAGGAGCGGCGGGTGCTTGATGACGCGAGCGCCTTCAATGTCGCTAAGTTTAAACATCGCGCCCGGATTGTCGTCGAGAACTTCAGCAAGAAGCTCCTGCCGGCCAAGCCTCGTATTCTCATACCGCTTCACGATCGCATCGAAGAACCGCGGAGCAAGATTCGAGCGGTTTTCGTAGGTCGTGCCGTGGGTCACGACCGTGTTTGAGTCTTCCATGAGTTCGCGAATGAGTTTGGTGGGCCGCGGCGTGGTAGTGATGACGGCTTGTGGGTTGTTCCCAATGCGCAGGCCAAAGTTCGCCATGTCCCAGGTGTCGCGGTCGTAGCGCCAGCTCGCGAGCTCGTCGCACCAGAGTTTTTCCGCCTCAGGGCCACGTAGGGAATCAGGCTCTTCGGCGGTGAAGACAAACGAAGTAGCGCCATTAGGCCATAGGAATAGCCGCTTATTGGCGATCCACGTTGGACGCTCATCGGCTGGACACACATTCAGGACGCTGGCTTTCGATTTGACCAGCACTTTTTCAATGTCTCCCACCGTGCGCACCACGATGTTGCACTGGCGATAGCCCTCTTTGATCCACTGGCGCAACGTTTCGGCGCCGCATCGGGTCTTGCCGAACCCGCGTCCGGCTTTAATTAGCCAATTAGCCCACGGGCGATGCGCAGGCGGAAGCTGATTCGGCCGCGCCCACGATTGCCAGTCGTAGAGCAGAAACTGCAGCTCGGCGTCGGAGAGCTTGTCGAGCCTACTTCGAAGGTTCGGCTGCTGGCGTATCTGCTCGATGACCGATGAGCTTGCCAATCGCTTCCTCGCGGTCGATTTTCAGGTGCAGCGGGTTTTCTGGAGATTCGCCGGGCACTTTGTCGCGCCATTCTGCCGGCTTGCGATTCTTGAGCCAGAAGATCATCGCAGTTGCGTCAGGTGGAACGTGCTCAACGTAGGCCGCATACACCGGCTTTCCAGCGCCTGCCGGCATAAACACCTTCACGGCATCGTGCGAATATCCGGTGGCGCGCTCGAACAGAGATCGCTCGACAATCTCGTCCGCGAAGTCTTTGCCGATCTTTAGGGCGGCGTGAAATTCCGGATGCTTGTGACGCCATGAGCGAACCGTTTGTACGCTAACCTCAAATTCATGAGCAAGATCAAGGTTAGTGGCGCCAGCTTCGCACATTTCTTTCGCGCGCTGGACGTATTTAGGTCGATACTCTGTCGGTCTACCTGCTGGCACGTCCAGATTCTACACGCACGTCGCTTTTCGTGAATCTTAAAAGGTTTCGCGCTATGCGTGGGTTGTGAAGCCCCGTCCCCCTGTGCCTCAACTCCGCGTTTTCGCAGGAACAGCGGTATTCCGCCGCGGCAGGGTCATCAAGCGAGTAACGATTCGCGCGAAGGGAAGAGTAGCACGAGAAAATATTGAGCAATTCGAAACAGACGGCATCTCATGCGGGAGTACACTTCCGATTGTGAGCCACATCACCATCACCGAGCAGGAAGATCCTCAGGAACGCAGGCAGGAAAAAGAGACGATCGAACTGCTTCGCGAGATCCTGAACGCTCAGCGTCACACCAACCACATCCTGCGGGAATTTGTTTATCACCGCCAGCCTCCACATCATTACGGACTAAAGCTGACTCTGGTCAGCCCAGGAGATTCTTTTATGGCTACAGCTCCCATCACCACCATTCCTCTCGGCGGCCAGGTTCAGTTGGTCGTCCAGTTGACCTCCGGCGGCGTCGTTGTCGTTCCCCAGCCGGCCAGCTTTGCACCCGCCGTCACCTCCAGCGACTCGAACGTTGCCGTCACGCCGGCGACTGCCGACGTGACCGGTGGCGTCGCGTCTCTCGCCCAGCAGTTTCTGCTGACCGATGCGGCTTCGGATACCTTCGGGGCTCCCGATGCCATCACGGCGACGGCGACGGCTCCGGACGGTACGGCCCTTACCGAGACCCTGAGTCTCACGATCGGCCAGCCCGCGACCAGCCCGTTTGGGTTGTCGATGGGGCTGTTTGCCGTTCCGGGCGCCGCCGCAGCTGCCGTCAAGCGGTAAGAATTTGCTGCTGCTGTGCTTCCTTCCCCGGCCCCGCTTTCGAGCGGGGCCGGCTCTTTTGCGCTCGGCACCTGATTTCCACCATGCAAGCCCAAATCCTGATGGGGTACAAACCCTACCACGACGAAGGACAAGATCGCTGGCAACCAAACGGAAGCAACGAGTATTAGGAAGGGCATACCTTATTCCATGACCGAACTGAGCGGCGTTGGAGCAGCGTTCGAATCGTGGTGGTCGCGGCAATTGGAAAAGGGCTTTACGCCCCGCGTTCACGAGTTGGCGTCCATGGCTTTCGCCGCAGGATACTTCGCGGATCGCCCCCATGCCGGACGCGCTCTCGCTGCGCTGAGGACAAATCCCGGCCGCAAGCCTAAACTCCGTCCCTGCCCTAACTGTGGAATGAGCGTCGGCGCGCGCGAGCTGAGGAAGCATCTTTCAGTTTGCCGCAGGACGTGGGGGAAATGCGGCGCGACTCAAAAAGGCCACGAATAGGCAGCATGATCCAGAATCACATCGAAGCGGGAGCCTGTTGGAATCAGGGATTGCTGCAGCTGCATGATTGCTCCGGGTGCCCAGTTGTCGAGTTCAACATCGCAGGCTTGCAGGTTTTGAGGCACGGGATACGTCAGGCCGTTGATCGTGACGGACTTGTACGATCCTGACTTCGGTGTGAACCCGTACGCGATCGTGTGGTGATAGCAAAAACCTGGCTTGAAGAGCGGAACTGCGGCAAATGGTACCCAAGCCGACTTCTGAACCACGTACAGCGTGCTGTTGACGTTCTGGATTGAGAGATTGCGTCTGACGTTGGTTGCAGCGCCGGCCGTCACCAGCATCGTGTCTGTTTCGATCGCATTCGCCTGCGCGATCCCGGAATTGACGTAGAGATCAAAGTCGAGAATCAGCTTCGAGCCCGCTGGATTCAGCAGCGGCCGATTGAAATACGACATGACCGTCGGAAATGACTTCCCATCAGCCTGAGACTGAATCGAGGATAGGAAGGCTCCATTGGGCAGCACGAACGGCGCGTAGGGCACTGTAGGCGCAGCAGGGCCTATTCCTGGGCCGTCTCCGGGGTGCGGGACGTTCGCTACGGGCCCGCCGATGTGCTGGCCTGAGGGGTATTGCTGGAAGTCGGTAT